ATGTTCACATTATAGATAAAATAAATAATGTAAATGATGCATTTTTTGACGATTTATTAGATGTAAATGCATAATTATTGATAAATGTTTGGTTAAATACGTTCATTTATTTTCTAATTTAATCAATATAACAAAAAATGTATTGCGATATTTTAAAAAATCCTATTATTATAGGAATTTTAGTTGGTGTAATTGTTTATTTTTTTATGAAGCACAAAAATAAAAAAAATAAAAAAAATAAAAATAAAAATAAAAAAAATGTTTCGTTAATTATTCCAGGAATTTCGGCAATAATTGCTGGTTTTATGGTGTGGAGTATTGACGGGTCAATGAACGTAAAAAATAACGCTGCATCAAGTCCAAATAAATCTGCAGAAATTTCATTACCTACTCAAGAAATTATAAAACAAAATATTGATGGATCTAATCCGCTGAATATAAGTGGTGGCAACGTTGGTGGCATAAATTTAGGACAACTTAGTGATAAATTACAATCGTGTCAAGTAATTGGTAAGGGTATACATGTTCCTACAACTTTGCCTGACGCATTTTTGGATATGGATATGTTTTAAATATACATTTGTATGAATTATATGCATTATAATTTTATCAGCAGATAATATATAATATGCCTGTTAAAGATGTAGATAATGGAGATAATAAATTGCCCATACAAGAATTTAATTTAAGTTCGATGATGGTAAAAAATCCGTCAATTGTTATGGTTGCAAAAAGAGGTTCCGGAAAAAGTTGGGTATGTCGTGCAATATTAAAACATTTTAGTGATATACCTGCTGGACTAGTAATTGCACCAACCGACAGAATGAATTGTTTTTATGGTAATTTTTTTCCGGATACGTATATACATTATGAGTATAAAAGTGAAATAATAGAAAAGTTATTACATCGTCAACAGATGATGATTGATAAAAATCAAGAATATAAAAAAATAGGTAAACGAATTGATGCGCGAGGATTTATTGTCATGGATGATTGCTTAGCCTCAAAAAGTAGTTGGATGAAAGATCAACCAATTACCGAACTATTATTTAACGGACGTCATTACGAGATAATGTATATATTGACAATGCAATTTCCACTTGGAATTACGCCAGATTTAAGGAATAATTTTGATTACATATTTTTGTTGGCGGATGACATAATGTCAAATCTAAAACGTATATATGACCATTATGCAGGAATGTTTCCTGATTTTGGTTCATTTAGGCAAGTATTTGGACAAATTACACAAAATTTTGGATCTTTGGTGATAGTTAATAGAGGTGCTCGCGTAAATTTTTTAGATAAGATTTTTTATTACAAAGCTCCCAATACAGGAGATGAAATAAAAATGGGTTGCAAACAATTTCGTCAATATCACGAAAAAAATTTTAATAAAGATTGGAAGAAAAAAAATAAACAATTTAAGATTGATGAATTTTGTTCAAAAAAGAAAAAAGATAAAAGTTTAATTCAAGTTGATTTAAAAGAAATTTCAGACGGTAAAAAATAATTATGATTAACTAATAAAATATTTATTAATTTCTTTCTTCTGATTTTTCGACATTTATATGATTATAATGTTAGAAAATCAAACGGTAAAAAATAATTATGATTGACTCACAAAATATTTATTAACTTCTCCTGATTTTCGAACATTGTAATTATATAAACTCGCAACCCATGGTGATGGTTGTGTAAACATGGCATTAAATATTTGTGATGGTAAAATTGGTTCATTCTGTTCCTCATCAAATGTTCGCGGAATGTATTTATATATATATTTTGTTTCAGGTTCACATTTTGTCATTTGTTTTTGACCTATATATATCATAATAAATATTATCCCAAATAATAACAAAATAAATATTATGTTCATCTATAAAATAAAATTATATTTTATTTTATGTCATATTAAATAATTTTTATGCATCCACACTTGATACATTTTCAGGTTTTTTTTGTGCCTCCAACTGTTCTCGTTTTTCGATGAGTGCGATATATTCTTTTTCAATAGTTTCAAGATCGTCATCAATTGAGTCTATGATTTTTGTTCCATCATTTAATTTTTCTACATTTTGCTCAAGTATTTTGCGCTCATCCTTTGCAATTTTTTCTGCTTTTTGAATTTTATCAGTGGTTTGGATGTCACTTTTTGTCTCTCGCACGATTTCATCATCCATAATACGTTCATTTTTTTGTTTTAATTTTTTATTTAGTCTATCCCTGACATTTTGTTTGCGTCCTCGTTCTGTATTATGCGAATTTCGTTCTTCATCAATACCCTTTTCGCGCATATCAGTTCTTCGCTTTTCTTCTTCCTTCTTTGCATTTTTCTTATTTTCTTTATACCCGTCGTGTAATTTTTGCATTTGCCCTTCCATATATTGATGATCTGCGATTGTATTTGGATCAGGGTCCCATCCTAGCCATTTACCACATTCTCCAACAAATACATCAAAATCAGGATCCGAACGTCTTATTTCGTCAGCATGTTTATTTGCTTCTTCTTGAGTTTCAAACGAACCTCTAATTTTTAGTGCTCTAACTTTACAACCCCGAATGCCCTCTGGTGACATAAATGATACACATGTCCATTTTTGTCCAACAATTGGTGTATCTTCTGTTAATGTATCAATTTTTTTTTCTATTGGTGCATTTTCTGTTAATGTATCATTTTTTTTTTCGATTTTATCGCTCATTTAATGATTTAAAATATTAATTGTTTAAGTGTTTTAAAAATATTTAATATATTGTATATGTTGGAATTGTTATGTCAATAAAAGCAAATAAAATTGTCAACAACATGCTAACAATCATCATTTTTGTCATATGGTCATTTTGTTGACACATATAATCATTAAAATTATGCGTCACCAAAAATGATGCCAGAGAAAAAAGAAAATATTTTATGACTTTTGTTTTGTAACTTTTACTTATCATAATATATTTATGATGTAAAATAAATTATTTTAGTGCATTATAAATGATGCAAATTACATCATATGTATATATCCAAATTATGTTATGTACTTGGATGAAATTTCCATCCCACATCTCCACATATTGGTTTCCATATTATATCTTGTGCGCGTAATTTTTCTCTGCTTTTCAATAACGGAAAATAACATAAAAATTCAGTTAAACCAAGAAGCTCAAATATTTTATGCAATACAAATGAATAACTTAAAAAATTTGTTCTATCACGCGGACAATATTTTGCAAACGGTTCTTGGATTTTTTTAAACATTATTTTAATTTGTTCTTCCATGTCACGACTTAATGTGGGCGCAGGTTTTCCTGTTATTTGTGACATTATATATGACATATGTTCATAATATTGATGCAATCGTAATTTTTTTAATATGGATTTCATTTTTTGAAAATGAAGTTTATGAATATTAATTTTATTTTTATGAATTTCGTTGATAATTGACTCAAATATTTTAGGAGGAATTTTAATTGATTCTTTTGCTTGAAATTGATTAAGACATTCTATTAGGTGATTTAATCGTTTGTATGGATATGCTGGTTTTTCTGTCCCTACTTCTTTATAATTAGGTATATCGCTTTCAATTATAATATCATCAAATTTGCCACATTTTTGACAAACACAAATGCCATCTGATTGAACCAATATTTTTTCAATATTACAATCTGTGCACCAAAGAGAATCATGTTTTTTCTTCAAATATTTATTTTTTCCGCTTAACATTAAATACTCATCATATAAAGTTGCTTTATTTGTAGCTATTTTTTCAACTTGATCATTTTGTTCAATTTTTATTTTGTCGACTGCATTAGGTTCACTAAAAAAATTTAATATTGGTTTACTACTTGATTTAATTTCTATTATTTTCATTCTCTTTTTTGTTGGTTTTTTATGTTTCCGTTTTTGTTGACTTTGTTTACTTAATTCTTTTAATTTTAATGATTGTAAATTAGTGTCGCTTTGAGTTGTCATTACGTTGCCAATATTATCAACATCGTCACCATTTTTATTATCAACATCGTT